TGTCATCCGCGATGTTGCTATCCTGGACACCGAGGCTGAGGCGCAGGCGTGGTGCCAGGCATGCTTCGCCTGAGGAGGATAATTCATGGATATCCGGCAGAAAGAGAAGCCCTTCGTCTTTGAGGGCAAGACCTATAAACTCCGCTGCAACATGAACGTGCTGGCCGACGTGCAGGAAGCCAGCGGCGGGAACATCTCCACCAGCCTGTCTGGGAAAAGCGGTCTCAAAAGCAGCCTGATGTATCTGGCGGCCATGATGACCGACTATGCCGACGAGCAGGGCTGGACCGATGCGGACGGCATGCCGCTCACCTTTACGTGGCGGACTCTTGGCCGTGTCCTGCGGCCCGAAGACATCCCCCAGGTCGATATTATGACCATCGTCCTGGATGCGCTTACGCCCCCGAAATCGGGCGAAAATACAGAGCAGCCGGAGCCGACGCCGGGAAACTGACTAAACGGGCGGAGTCCGATTCGATCGACTTCGCCCGCTTTTTGAGCATCTGGCTGTTTGAGCTTCACATGCCGGAGCATGTGTTCTGGCGTGAAATGTGCCCGTCACGGCTGATCACGCTTTTCAACGCGTATTTCAAACCGCGGCAGGCGCGATCTATCCCCGCAGCGGATACGACGCAGCCCGGTGAGGAACTGGGCATCTATTCGGCAATCTCTCAGATGGGAGGTTTATAGCATGGCAAACCAGCGCAAGGTCGGCCTCAAGATTGAGATCGACGGCGAAAAAGAATATAAACAGGCGATAAGCGAGCTCAACAAGGGCAATCAGGTCCTTGCTTCTGAGCTCAAGCTCGTTAGTGAACAATACAAGGGAAACGAGGGCAGCATCGAGGCGCTGACCGCAAAAGGCGACGTCCTCCGGCGGCAGCTCCAGCAGCAGGAAGACAAGGTCAAAACCTTGCAAGCTGCTCTGCAGAATGCTGCCGAGAAGTATGGCGAAGCGGACAAGCGGACTCAGGATTGGCAGATCCAGCTCAACAACGCCAAGCGTGAAGAGTTGAGGATGAAGCAAGCTCTTGACGAGACCACTAAATCCTTGGACGGCCAGAGCGATGAGATCCAAGAGAACACAAAGCAGATGACCGGGCTTGGTGACACCATCAACAGTGTGGCTGGAAAACTTGGTATCAATCTGCCTGACGGTGCCACAAAAGCTCTCAACGGCATTGAAGGATTCTCCACCGCAACCGTAGCAAAAATGGGCGCTGTGGCGGCAGCAGTTGCCGCAGCCGTCGAAGCGGTCAAGGCTCTTTACAATGTTACGATTGAGGCCGCAGCCCGTGCAGATGATTTGTTGACTAAGAGCGTTATTACTGGCGTTAGCACAGAAACGCTGCAGCAATGGCAGTATGCCGCCGATTTTATCGACGTCAGTGTTGAAACCATGACGGGCAGCATGACCAAGCTGACAAACAGCGCTTATGATGCTGCCAATGGCAACGATAAACTCGCGGCCACATTCGCATCTCTTGGCGTCTCTGTGACGGACAGTTCCGGCCAGCTCCTCCCCGCCGAAGAAATCTTCTATGACGTTGTTGACGCACTTGGGCAGGTGCAAAACCAGACGGAACGTGACGCCCTCGCGATGGATCTTATGGGACGCAGCGCGCAGGAACTCAACCCCCTTATTGATCAAGGCAGCGAAGCACTGCGCGGTTATTCAAAAGAAGCAGAAGAAGCAGGCTATGTGCTTGACGAATATCAGCTTGCCAAGCTTGGCGAGGTGGATGACGCATACCATAAGTGGCAACTGCAGCTGGAGGCTACCAAGAATCAGTTGGCTGTGGCCTTCGCTCCTGTTGCTGAGGCAGCACTAAAAGGCGTGACCGCTGTGGTAAATGTGCTGACTAACGCTCTTGCTGAAATGAACGAGATGGCCGAGAAGGCCGCCAGGGCTTTCAAAAGCCTACTTGGACAGAAGAGCGAAATGCAAAGCTATGGCATTGGCTCTGATGTGTACGGCGCTACCTGGAAGGATGATGTGCAGGCTTACGTCACCATGGGCGGTACAGTTATCACCCCTGACATTATCGATCAGATTGATAAAACCACGGGCAAGCCAAAGAATAATTTTTATTTGGGCGGCATTGTCCCTGGGGAATCAGCGTACTCATACGGGCACATGGACGAATCCGAATTGCGGAAGCTTATGGCTGGTCATAACGCCGCCGGTACCGATAACTGGCGCGGCGGTCTGACATGGGTCGGTGAAGGCGGCCCGGAGCTGGTGGCGCTGCCGCGCGGCTCGCAGATCTATTCCAATCAGGAGAGCCGGTCGATGACGGGCGTCACCATCGGCACGGTTGTCATCGAGGCCAGGACGATCCGCGAGCTGAACGACATCGTGCGGATCTTCAACGGCGCGCAGATCGAGGAAAGAATGGGGTGAACGGATGGCTGATTCCAAAGAAATACTCGGCAGAATTACTGGCGTAAAAGTGTTTTCCGTAGACACTAAGACATGGTCTGAATGGAAGACAAGCAGTGCTGATATTTATAAAGAATACACACTGCCTCAAATTTGGGCAAGCCAAGGCATGAAAGCCCAATTGTTATATCGAGTAGAGTATGACTCTGAAGATTGGGAAGCAAGACGTCTTACTTTTTATGGAAACGCATCGTTTGAATACTATGGCTCCGGGCAAACTTCGTACGATTTAGACTTTGTAAATACATTTGACGATAACGATTTCACGGACGGGTCAACAGAAGTAATTATTGCCAACACTCTGGATGTCGATCCTGTTGAAGCCGGAGAAACAAAGCAAATACAGTTTGTTGGGGTGCTTGGTTCTATACGGTATTTCACCGGAAAAAGAACTGCTTATTTTAAAGTTCACGCAGACAAGGGTTCAGATCGGTATTATACATCGACGTTTCAAGCCATAAAATGCGGGACTATATCAGTACCGCCAGAGCTGTCAATTTCAGCTATACCTACAAGTTTGCCCGCTGGTCACAGCGTAACGATTAATGCGCAAAACAGATCCGGTGTAACACTACACGTTGAATTCAGTGTAAACAACCAAATCATCCATAGTGGTGACAGTGAATCTGACAACTATGTGGTGGCCACTGATCCTTCGTGGTTTGATACTGCTGGCATAACATCCAGCAGCATGGACGTTGAAGTTACGGCAAGCGATGATTACTCAAGGACGGCAAGTGTTACGTTCAAATTGACACGTCCCGATCCGCCTGTAGTTACACTCATCTCGCCAACAAGCGGAACGCGCGATGGCGGCGAAAACATTACATTTGCATGGTCAATCGCGGAAGGAAGTGGGAGCGTTGTCGGCGTACAGTTAGAGACGTCTTCTGACGATGGTGTTAATTGGACGAATCTCCTTGATGCCACGACTGGTGTTACAAGCTATCTGGTAGCTCCGGCGACACTTCCTCCTGGAACTTTGAAATGGCGCGTTAGGGCCAAAGACAGCTACGCTGGGTGGGGCAATTGGAAGACTGCCAGCGTTACGATTGCATATGCGGCCACTTCCTACGTTGTACCCTTGAACAGCCCGACCGGCGGGAATGTCGACGCATCCAGGGATATCACCTTCGCCGGCACGCTCCTGTCGAACGGGATCCCCTATGAGCCATTTACGATGGCGTCGGCGACCTTCTACTGGCGCAGCCGAGAAGTTGACCCCTATACGGAGGTCAGCATGACGCCGTCCGGAGCAAACGCCTCGGTCGTGATCCCCGGCGGCACCTTCCCGTCCGGATCTGTGTATTGGTATATCGCAGCCACAGACAACGCCGGGACGAGCACCCAGACCGACGTCTATACCATCTCGACAATCGCGAGCAGGATCGACGCCTCGCCTGTGGCCCCGGTGGGCGTGATCGAGACCAAGAACACCCCGACGGAGTTCGTCTGGCGCTATGCAACCGTCACCGGCAGCGAGCAGAAGGCCGCGCAGTTGCAATACTCCATTGACGGCGGCGACACATGGCTCACCCTCGGCAGTGTAAGCGGTACGGCGACAAGCTACACCGCCCCGGCAAACGCGCTCCCGAGCGGCACCATTACATGGCGCGTGCGCGCGGAGAATGCCGCCGACGAATGGGGCGAGTGGTCCGAACCGGTGAGCTTTGTCAACTTCGGCGCGCCGGACGTGACCTCCGTTTTGACTGACGGGAAGCCGTACACCACGATTACTTGGCAGGTCAACGACCAGGAGAGCTACAAGCTCATCGTGGACGGCGTGCAGATCGGCCCCTACCACGGCGAGGATGTACGATCCTACACACTCTCGCAGCCGCTTGCAGATGGGCAGCACACCGTGCAAGTCCAGGCACAGAACGAATATAGCCTGTGGAGCCCCATCAACGGCACCGTGTTTGACGTGGTGAACACGCCGGGCACTGCCATCACCCTCAGCCACAGCACAGATGTGGACGTGGAGCTGACATGGACTGCCGGAGACGGAACCGGCAACTATTACGTCTATCGGGACGGCGTGCCCATCGCCCACACCGGAGAAATGGCGTTTGTCGACCGTGTGGCCCTTGGATCGCATGAGTATTACGTGATCGAACGGCTGGCAACCGGCGATTATAACCGCAGCAACACAGTTACCGCAACGCCGGACGTCGAGCTCCCGATGATCGCACCGCTTGCGGGCGGCGAGTGGTTGCAGCTGGAGCTCAGCACGAACTCCGAACGAGTGATCCAGATCTCGGACGAAGTGCGCACATCGGAACGCTTCGTGCTGGGCGCGGCCTTCCCGGTCGTGACCATCGGCCGCCACCGCACCAGGCGCGTGAGTCTGGACGCGGCATGGCTGCGCAGCAGCATCCGGAACGATGAGTTTATGGCCCTGCTGGGCAAGGCCGTGATTCTCAAGCTCCCGTGGGGCGATGTGTTTGTCGGCGTCCTGCCCGCTTACGCGCAGTCTAACGCCCGCTTTACTTCCGGCTACGCCTACAGCATCAGCCAGGCAGACTGGAGGGACTACATTGACAACGCTTGATTTTGAGTTCCGGCTGCTCCGAAACGGCGGCGAGTACGGTTATCTTGCCGCCGTGGAGGACACGGAGCCCACCCTCCGA